TGAAATTAGAACGTGCAGGACTTTGGGGTTGGATTAAGGGATTATTTAGTTAGGAGAAAAAATATATGGATGATTTTCTTTCGGATTTAGTCAAAGAATTAGCTGATGAATATACTACTATTGCCGCAGAGGGTAAATCTTCTGCGGAGTTTAGTGGTACTATTGATACAGGGTCTTACATATTGAATGCAGCTATGTCTGGATCATTGTATGGTGGTGTACCTAATAATAAAATTACTGCATTTGCAGGCGAAACAGGTACAGGTAAGACGTTTTTTGTGTTGGGTGTAATTAGTCAATTTTTAGAATCTAATCCTGATGGTGGAGTTATTTATTTTGATACGGAAAGTGCGGTTACTAATGAAATGATGGAGCTTCGGGGTATTGATGTTAGACGGATAGTTAAGTCTGAACCAGAAAGTATTCAGAGATTTAGGCATACTGCAATTCAGACATTAGAGAATTATTGTGCACAATCAAAAGAAGAGCAACGTCCGTTGCTGATGGTTCTTGATAGTTTGGGTCAGCTATCATCTACCAAAGAATTGGAAGATACAACAGAAGGAAGCGAAACCAGAGATATGACTAAGGCCCAGGTTCTAAAAGCTACTTTCAGGGTATTGAACTTGAAACTGGCTAAGGCTAACGTGCCGATGATAGTGACAAATCATACGTATGACGTGGTTGGATCATATGTTCCAATGAAAGAAATGTCTGGTGGATCTGGACTGAAGTATTCTGCATCTACTATCGCAATGCTTTCCAAGAAAAAAGATAGGGATGGTACTGATGTTGTGGGTAATATCATCAAAGTTAAGATGCATAAGTCACGATTATCCAGAGAGAATAAAGAAGTTGAGATATTGTTATCATATGATAAAGGGTTAGATAGATATTATGGTCTGGTAGATTTAGGTGTTTCTGAAGGAGTATTCAAGAAAGTCGCGAATAGAATAGAATTACCAGATGGTAAGAAAATTTATGCAAAACAGATCTATGATAAACCTAAAGAATATTTCAATCAAGAAGTAATGGAGAAATTAGAAGTTCATGCTCAGAAATTATTCCAGTATGGTAATCCAGATGTAGAAGAAGATCCAATTTTTGATTCAGTAGATGAGGTGCCGAATGGAACAGAGTATTGAGAAAACGATATTGGGGAATTTAGTCTATAACGATCCTTATGTTAGGATGGCGTTCCCTTTTTTGAAAACTGAATACTTTATGAATAACGATGAACAGAAATTATTTGGAATTATTAGTGAACATATAGAAAAGTATAAAAATTCTCCTAGTAGAGAAGTTTTGCATATAATGCTGAATGAAAGGGATAATCTTACAGAAGAAGCCTATAAAAATATATTTGGGTTGATTGATGAACTGAAATTAACAGAAGATGATAATATACAATGGTTGACAGATACTACAGAGAAATTTTGTCAGGAGAAAGCTCTCTACAACGCGTTGATGGAATCTGTTCATATTGTGGATGATGAAGAAAATTCACAAGACAAGGGTGAAATACCTAAGATATTGACAGATGCTCTTTCGGTATCGTTTGATCCATCAATAGGTCATGATTATTTTGAGGACAGCGAAGATAGATTTGATTATTATCATCAGAAGGAAAGTAAGGTAGAGTTTGATCTGGAGATGCTGAATAAGATTACAAAGGGTGGTCTTAGTAGAAAATCTCTGAATATCATACTTGCAGGAACTGGTGTAGGTAAAAGTTTGTTTATGTGTCATTGTTCGGCTGCTAACTTGTCTGCAGGTAACAATGTATTGTATATCACATTGGAGATGGCAGAGGAAAAGATAGCTGAACGTATTGATGCAAATTTGTTAGATGTTTCAATGGAAGATTTGATAGGGTTGAGTAAGGAGAAATACTTAGAAAAGGTAGAACGTGTTAGGAAAAAAACAATAGGAAAATTGGTGGTCAAGGAATACCCAACAGCAATTGCTCATACGGGTCATTTCAGACATCTGATCAATGAATTATCCTTGAAGAAGAAGTTTATACCTGATATAATATATGTTGATTATTTGAATATCTGTTCCAGTAGTCGGTTGAAAAGTGGTATTGCAAATTCATACACTTATGTTAAGTCGATTGCAGAGGAACTGAGAGGTTTGGCGGTTGAATATAATGTTCCAGTGGTTAGTGCGACTCAAACGACTAGAAGTGGATACGGAAATTCGGATGTAGAGTTGACTGATACATCAGAGAGTTTTGGACTACCCGCAACAGCTGATTTGATGTTTGCTTTGGTTTCTACTGAGGAGCTAGAGGAACTGAATCAGGTCATGATCAAACAGTTGAAGAATAGATATAACGACTTGATAATCAACAAAAAGTTCGTATTGGGAATAGATAGAGCTAAAATGAGATTGTATGATACTGAGGATTCAGCACAGGATCTCATAATCGAGAAGGATGATGGCGTTGGATTGGATAAACCAGTTCAATCAGGTTGGTCAATATAACGTATTACCGTTCTAAGTTTTGTTTTTTATAAATACAACTAGAACGGTATTTTTATGTCTGGAGAATGAATATGAAAAGATTTAGGACTTTTTTAACTGAAGCAAATGTTGATCTGAATGATTGGACTAAAACATTTAGTACGGGTGCTTATACTAATCAATTAAGAATTGTTGGATGGTATAAGTATATCAAGAATAAATTTCCTGGGCCTTATTCTGCATTGGTAGATCTATCCAGAAAGGGTAATGATATTCAGAGTAGAACAGTAGAGCTGACTTCAACAGGTAAAAAGGTATATGATATTCTTGACGATGAAATTATAAATACTGGTTTTTTTGGTGAATGGAGTGATAGCGTAGTTAATAAATTAAAAAATGTATCTGGATTTGATGAAGAAGGCGGGACAAGCAAGGATAAAATTGATTTACGAGATATAAAGGTATATAAAGATACAGAAGGTAGTACGATATACGAATTTGGTGATTTGGTAAAAACAGCGATGTGGGGTGGTCAGGGTGGTACTGATGAACCAGAAGAAGAAATTGAACAAGGTAAAGGTATTCCTTCTAGTTCTGAAGAATATGAAATGGGATTTTGTGTAGCGTGGAATCATCATGAAGTAAATAGTGATTCTCGTAATTTGAATGAATTATCAATAGAGGAATTAAAATCTTTGATGAAACAATCTGGAATTGATTCTAAAGATGAATCAAAATATTTACAGTGTAGTGAAATATTAAACCAAGTTGGAGCATCAAATATAGAAAATATTAGAATTAATGTTGTTAATACAGGTGGAGAATTATTACATAGTGGAAAGAAAAATACATCACCAGTTGATTCATGGCAAAATCCACATGAGGGTGTTGATGGTGGAAAGAATGGCACTTGGAAATCTGATATATATTTTAAAAATGGTGATGGAATTTCTATAAAGGATGAAACAGGTGGTCAATTAGCTTCTGGTATGATAGGAGAAACTATTTCTGCGTTGTATGCAGCTAATGAAGATTATTCAGAAGGTGAAGATAATAATGAATTTATGAATGCAGCTGAAGAAGTAGTATCACATATACAGGATGAGATGACTAAAAAAATGACGTTAAAATCTAATATCAGTAAACTAGAAGGTGATATGGTTTTGTTTATAATTGATAATTGGGAAGATAAAGATATGGATTGGGCGTTACAGTTATATGGTACGGGCAGAAAGAATAATAAAAAATGGGATGATGATTCTAAGAGTGATATGGGAAAAGCTTTGGTAAAAATAGTCACAGATTCTGGAACTACAAAATTCAAGGGTGATAATTTAAAGAAAGCTAAAGAGATTGCAGAGAAAATAAATTCCAAATATGTGAGAAGTTCTTCTATTAAAGATGTTGTTAAGGCTGATTGGAATAGTATGGTTGATAGGAAAAAAGTTCATCGTGTGATAAACGAAGCAGGTAAAGACTTATTTGACAGTAATGATTGGAAAAAATATTTGGTATTTGAGGTAAGTAGTGGTTATAAAAAATGGAAAACTCATACTGGTAGATTACCTTCAGAAATAGAAACTTTTTCGGGAGATAAAAAAGCGATTGCAAGATATTTATTAGAATTTAATAAGAAAAATCCAACTACTGTTAAACCTATTATAGATATAAAGGTAGATGATTGGTGTAATGAGAAAGCAGTAAAGGTCAAGATTAATGCTTCTTTTAAGACTGCTTCTGGTTCACCTCAATCTTCATTGAGAGTTAGTCATTTTGATGCATTTAAGTATGGCTGTGATTTAATAGTAGAAAGTGAAGTAAGGGAAATGGAAAAAGAATTATTGACTGAGGGTTTATTTTCTGGTATAAAGAGTTTAGCTAACAAAATAAGTAAAACATTTTTGAAGATATTTGAAAAGGTTACTTCTTTTATCAAAAATGTATTTAGTAAAGGTATGAATTTTGTAATGTCAACTTTTGGAATTTATGTTGATCAAGTATCAGTGTCAGGTTTATAATGAGTTTCTTAGAAGAAGCATCAGGTAAAAACCTTCACCTTGAACATATTGAGGACGAAATTCTCAATTTTGGTATTAGTGGTGGAAGGTCTGCGATCAACTTTCTCCGATCATTGAGAGATATGTTGGCTGGTAGTGCTTCTAGTTCGGTAGATGTTACAGTAAAATGGGATGGTGCACCTGCGATATTCTGTGGTACAGATCCAGAAGATGGCAGGTTTTTTGTAGGTACAAAGGGTGTATTTTCTAAATCACCCAAGGTCGTAAAGGACTTATCAGATATTGAAGATTTGGGGTATGGTGGTGGTCTTGCTGAGAAATTACGAACTGCGTTGACAGAGTTGCCGAGATTAGGGATAGAGGGTGTTTTACAGGGGGATA